ATAAAACCTAGAGAGTTTTTAAAAGACTTAGAGCGCCCTGGCGCCATTGCGGCAGGCATCTCAAATGACATCTCAGCATCTGAGTGCGTCTCTTCGATCTCGTTGGCCTTGATCGAAAGGCGGATATAGCGCTTGGCTCCAGGCTCACCTGTAAGTGACGAACCTGTTGCGTTGGCTACGTTGATGCCGTCATGAGCGCCGCCCGCCTTACGCACCTTGTAGCTATAGATGATCACCACTTCTTCGAGTTCACCGTCTACGTTGTAGTAGCTGCGGTACTCGTGCTCCCTGAAGTAGTAAATACGATAGTTTTGCTTTGTGGGACGAATATAAAAAATACCCTTGCCATCACAAAGGAAATAATCCCAGATGGAATCAAGGCGGATATCAATTTGATTGTATTTAACTACGCGATCAATAAAGTCTTTGCGTTGAGCACCAAAGTTATCTTGTCCGGGAAAAAACTCAACCCCTTGGCGAATGCCAAAAAGTTTCATCTGCGCTAGGTGTGACGCAACAACACCAGTATCTACAACCGTACCAGAGTCTTTTTCGAGGTACGACTCAACAATTTCGTCAAGCCTGGCCTTAGCGTCGACAGCCATTAACTATTTTCCTCGTTACTTTCTTCAATCTTAGCAGTTTTCTTTTGTTGTTTTTTGTAATGCAACCAGCGTTCAAAATACATAAGTTCTGCTGGCGCAAAAAGCTCAGGGTGTTCCAGGGCTTTCTTTGCTAGCTTTTTCTTTTTCATTAGACGCCTCGCAAGCCAGTGCCACCCATGCTAGTGCGTTGCATAATATCTTGAATTGCTTTATCAATTTGCGGGCCAGTCCCCATTTCGCCTTTTTGCAAAGAGCGAAGAAGGATTTGATCATCTGCACGTTCTTGCGCTGAATACGGAGGATCCATGCTAATTGGCTCAAATGCCTGTCCGTACTGGGGACCCCCAAAAAACTGTGCATTTTGAAGGCCGCCCAGATTACCAATCGATCCCATTGGATCACTGACAGGCACGGACGCACCTTTTAATTTTGGCCCGTGAATTTCCTTGAAGCGCTTCAGGACATCCCCTGGAGGAATATTTTGAATTTTGATTCGGTCGGCTTCGTTCCAAAACTGTTCTTGGGACATTGGAAAACGTGGATCTTCTCCCACGGGAATGCCACCGATACTTGAGTTATTAAAAACTCCTGCGTTCCCCATGCCTACGGGGCCTCCGCCGTAATACCGCATCTGCCTTCTAGCTATTGTTTGTATTCTACTCTTCTATAACTTCATAGCCAGATGCCTCGTGCACCTTGGAAATTACGATACCTTCTCCACGTACGTCCCAGTTAAGAATATCTCCTTCCTGCCAGCCCAGCTCTTCAATTACTTCTTCAGGAAACGTAATATACAGCTCTCCGTTTTCGTCCTCCTGGACCTCAAGGATGTAGCTCATTTCGACAAAATCTTTTCCATAAGCTTATCAAGTTTATTATTGATTTCGCGAAAATTATCATGCATTTCTTTTATTTCTCTTAAAAAGTCAACTTTAAGTACATACTCCATTGGCATGCGGTTGATTTGGTCTTCCAAAATATCAATCCTTCTCTTTTGAGAACTAGTGTAGCTGAAGGATTGTTGTATCTCTTTGCTTTGGCGCAATAAGATTTTATTTGCAACCCAGCTACCACCAGTAACTGCGGAAATAATGGCCGTCAAGCCAATCGCTAAGTATTCCGGACCCACAACAAAAATGCTTTTCTTCTAATTCTAGGTTTAGTAATCAAGCTGAAGTTGCCCTTTTCTAGCTAGACCAGTGACCAACCAGACGAGAGCGTCGACACAGTCATCGTGACTACTAACACCAAAGTTTGTAAGCTCTTCAAACATGTTGGTGAAATTACGGTAGCGATTAAAGACAATCTTCCGGTCTTCAAACATACCCATAATGCCACGGAAACGAGCAAGTTTGTCAGCACGGAAGCCTTTGACCGGGTGCCAGATCAAGTTATAAAGACTCTCTTGGTTCAAACAGACACGCTTGAAGTCAGCTTCTAGGGATGCCTGGTACTGCACCGCCTCACTCCATATGTCGCAAGTGGAATAAGTGGGGAAGTAATTACCGTCGTTATCTTTACCAAGAATTGACCAGTCGTTGAGCAGTTCTTTTAGGGCATCTAGTTTTTCTAAGTTGCCCATGACGCGTAAGCGGCGGTAGTCAATAATATGAATGCGGTCGCCAATGCGACCACCCAAAACCATAACGGTGTAATCGTTCTTTTCCTTAGTACCAGCAGACAAGTCAACCCCAATACCAAGCGTGTCAAACTCCGTTGAAATTTCCGCTTTTACAATCAGCTCAGGCGCCAACGACAACTCGTTTTGTCTGATGACTTGGTTCATGTACTGGAAAGAGAAAGCAATAGGTGCTTGCCTTTTCTTTTCCTTTAAGTAGTCCAACGACCACATGTCTGGCCAATAAGAAAGTTCATCCCCTGTCTTGGGATCATTTTGAATGGCCGAGAGGACAATCTGGGTCCAATTGTTTTGTTCGTTGAATGTAGTGGAATGAATGTCGTCATGTCGGAAGCGCGTACCAAGGCAAATTGCCCTTGCACCTTCAAACATGGTGGGTGCGATCACAGCATTCCAGTTATCCTGCATCATCTTTCTGATGTCAGGGTTAGAAATATCTGCGGCTGATTTAATAGCGTCATCAATCATGACCAGGTGTGAACGCTTGGAGGTCACTGAACCCTTAAGGCCTGCAGCGCAGAGGGTAAACTGTTCATCACCTGTTACGTCAATGCCAGCAAACTTATGGTCAATTGACCAGTACTCATTGCTGGTGACGTTTTTTAAAAGACGTACTTCAGGAAAAACTTCTTGATATCGCTTGCTTTCAATGATTCGCTTGATGGTTGCCGACTTGGAACGGGCAATATCAACCGTATAGGACAAGTAGAGGATCTGTAAGGGCTTCTTAGCTTGTGTATGGATACCAATGGCCCAAGCGGTCAGGAGGCCCAGGACGGTGCTCTTAGCTGACCCACGGGGCGCAAGTAGATCGACGTTAGGCCCAGCAATTCGCAAAAGACAACTACTGTCCTCTTCTGTTACAAAGTGCCTATGCCAATCTTTGTGGTGCTGGGCAGGAGGTTTGTCCGCTACATACTCACAGAAAAACCCAAAATCCTCTCGTGCCTTTTTGAGGGACTCAATATCTTTATGAGGTTTGATTGAATAGTTTTTAGAGGCAGCGCGTGCGTTCCTTCGATAAGCCAGGTGAAGATAAGAAGGCACGGATACTATTCAATCAGTTATTGAATACTAACTCAGTCTTCTTCTCTACTGCGCTTTTTATCTTTATACTTGCGTGCCCTGTCCAATGCAGCACGACGTTTTTCCTTATCGTTCATCTCACTACCGTCTTCTTTTTTGGCCTCCCTTTTCTTGAAGTGCTCAAGAAGTTGAGGCGGCATTTTACCTTTGGCCATAGCAACTGTTTTCTTTTATTTTAGTAGTGGTTCACTCTTCTAGTTGCATACGAGCCCAAACGCTCATACTTGCTTCGTGAAGAGGCGACTCAATTGGGTCGTCCTTGAAGATAAACATTAGCTCCCGAATAGCGCGATCAGCGCCAGCCATTAACAGGCCTTTGCGATCTTTTATGGAAGTGTACTGCTCAACCTGGTTAATAGTCCCACGTAGTTCCTTTTCCATTGCTGCAATACGAGCAACGCCTGAATCACGTTTGACACCAAGGTTTTCAATGTCCTCACGAAGTTTGCGGATGTCTTCCCGCATTTCCTCGATTTCTAGAAGAAGCGTTTTCCTGTGGTCTGGCTTTGGGTATTGTCCCTTGATCCAAGCTTCACACGAAATTATGTTTCCTACATAACCAAGGAAGCGGGCGTAGAGAAAGCATTCAATAAAAGAATAATTCTCGCAAGAGAATGCATGAAAAGATTCTTGAACATCCTCTGGCTGCTCAAGAAACCAATCTTCAAAAGCACTGATATCAATGCTTATTGAGGGCTGGGTATTTTTAATACTTGTAAGCCTCTTTTGCTGAACGCTCACTCCAATCCTTCTGACGACGTTTAGAAGATTCTAGCTCGCCAAGTAAGTTTCTAAAGAGATTTGGATCAAAAGAACCCTTGTCTTGTTCTGTTGCAAAAGATTGCAGCCAATCATCGTACTCACTTGCACCAGTCTCTTGAGGTTGTTGTTGTTGTTGTTGCTGTTTGCCCAATTGACCCATTAAGTCGCCAAGCTGTGATTCAAGGCCTCCAATTTTTTCACCATAATCTTCTTGCAAGCTCCCAAGTAGCTCGTCTAAGTCCTCTTGGCTGTAC